TCTACCGAATAAAGAGGAGTAGGTGCAAAGATTGTGCTTATGGTTTTATCGTTAGTGATAAAGTTATTATCAACGTCTACTATTTGCTGCCCATAAACCTCATCGTTAACCTTGTTATAGGTATCGTTATTGGAGTCTTTGTCCAAGGTGTCAGTAAATATAAACCTTCCCGCATCTAAAGCTCCAATAGGTTTTATTTGATAATCTCTTGACCTATCAACTTTATGCTCTATATCGACCTGATCATTGGTTAAATAATCGTCTCTTGTTTCGATTATTAAGTTGTTTTCGTTAAGCGGGTCGTAATCAATATAAAGGTTAAATCTCTTTACTATGCTGCTCAGTAGGTCGCTTTGCTTTATCTGCTTAGGCACTACTAAACGAGTAATAATAGTATCGCCTAAACCTATTTCTATTTCTTTTAACTTAGATGCAAAGGTCGAATTAGGCTTTAACACCAATTTAAAGTCTTGATAATTTTTCTGACCTATTTGTCTTATTATCGATGGTCTTGTAGATGTCGCATCTGTTCTCTCAAGCCCCGAGTAAACCACATCTGCAATAGATAAATAATACGATGCTCCTACTTTAGTAGTTATTTCTCCCGTGATATAAGTTACCGATATATTTGTAATTGGAGTAGGCGATGGGATAGTAGGCGGTGTAGTTACAATTAAAGGAGTATTTCTTGCTTGCTCTGTAAAATCTAAAGACAATTGCTGAACAATGCTATAAATTCCATCCAACTCCTCCCATAAATAACAATTTACATAACTCTTTGAGCCTAAAGCGAAAGTCCCTTGAGTCATTTTATTAAGATACCTTGTAGTATTTGGGTCGCTTTGCGTATAAGTCATATCGAAGTTAATTACGCCTTGAAATGCAACGCTATTAGTTTCTTGAGATATAAACTTACCCGTAGTAACATCAAACTCATCTAAGCAAGTGTTAAAATAATCTCCCGTAGTGGCGTTATTAAACAATAAAATACCATTTTCCGAGTTAGAATAGTTTGTTATATTTTGACATTGGATAGTTTGGTTAGTTGTACGCTCTACGTTAAACTCCTTGCAAAGTATAGCAGCGTTATCGAGTAGTATCTTGCCGCTTCCATAAGGAACTATTAGACTTTTGAATAGTGTAGTCTCAAAGAAAGTACTATCGTAAGTGTATCCCGCTTCTGATAGGATTGTGTCTATATACTGCTTGAGATAAATAGCGGGCTTAAAATCTTGTACCTTCCAATTGTCATACCTACTACGCCCTCCAATGTCTATCATAGGGTAAACATATTCCTCTCCTATTGCAGCAGTCCAACTATCTACTACGTTAGCTTGAGTCCAAGAGTGGTCTAATGCGGATAGGTCTAAGTCTTGCAAGTATTTATCCTTAATCTTCTCGAATAAATCACCAACCTTGCCAGTCGCAGCTATCTCATAAGTCACCAATCCATCTATATTTTTGATTGATAAAAGTTGACAATATCCATCAATCACAAGTACCCCATCTTGTAGTATCTGATAGCTTGTTTTTAGGTTAGGATTAAAGGTCTGAAAGTCTACATTTACATCAAAGGCGTGTTCGAAGATTTGATTAACTAACTTGCCCTCGGGTATAGTAATAGTCTTGGAATAATCCGATAACCTCTTCTGTGGGTTGTTTACATCGTATGCCTCTTTGGTTAAAGGGATAGCCCCTTCGTTATGCGGTATAGAGTAACCCGCTATTATATGCTCTATTACCATTGCCTCTCATCTGAATTATCTATTGTCATATCTAAAGCCAAACTATATACTAATCCATTCTCGCTCTTTGCGTGTTGGTAAGTTCTTCCGCTTACATTGACATTCACAAAACCCGCTTCGCTTCGCCAATAAACCTCGGGAGATGATACTAAGTCCTCTAAGCCTACCGACTCGAAGTCTTGAAGCAATCTACTATTAAGGGAATAACTCTCGCTTGTGGATGTGTTAAAGGCTCTCATACGTTGAGCAGAGGTTGAGTAGTTTAAACTTGTACCGCTGACTCTATCGGGAGAGTATTTAGCAAAGGTCTTATTTACCTCCGTAGTTTGGTTGCTCTTACCATCAAACACAAAGCTATCGAACCCGCCCCAACGATTGAGCCAATGCAGCTCGAATGGAGTGTAGTTAGTATCGCAGTCATCTAACTCGTATAGATAGGCATTAGAAACTAACTCGGTTGTAGACTCATCGTATATAGCTACCGCATAGTATTTAGCCGCAGTCCATACTATCGGAGTATCCCAAGCGTGAGCAGATGCCTCTTGTCTGCCAATATCCAAAGCAAAATAACCCTTTGAGGTAGTGCCTAAGTCTAACTGGCTTAGAGAGATTTGCGTAAAAGAGGCGTTTAAGGTTTTAAGCCATACCTTAAAGTTCGCACTTGCTCCGCTTTGCGCCCATTGTATCTGAGTCTTTTGGGTAGTCTTTACTTTAAGCCAATTGTTAGCACCACTAAAAGCGTTAATAACGGGGATTGTATTACTGAAATTACTCAGCAAGTTTCTTTCAATGTAGCTTGTCGCTAATTGGTAGTCTTGCCACTCGTTAGATGCAAATTGGATGTACTTAGGAGAAGCGGCATAAGCACTAATTATATTAGATACCACTACCGAGCCTTGTAACGCACTATCGTAGTACTCTTGAAAGGTTACCTTAAATTCGTTTAAGGTTTCGTTTATAAGCCCTACGGTGTCTCCGCCAGTAACTGAGTAGCTAATAGGCACAAATGACTTAACTACGTCTTGGATGCTTAGTATAGCTTGAGTTGTCAAAGGTCTTACGCTTATTTGCTGAGTACTTATTAAGGTATTCGCTCCACTTGGGTTTAGATATACCTTGCATACTATCTTAAATCCGCTCTCCGTGCTATTGCTTGAGCTTAATAAATACTCTATCGGAGCAAATGCGGGGCTTATGTAAGTGGTTGTCGGTTGGTCTTGTATGGTAATAGCCATTACATCTATATACGCCCTAAAATAAAAAAGGACTCATTAGGTTGCAACCCGAGTCCTTTATTAATGACAAACAATAATTAAGAGAATGCAAATATAACTATTCAACCCTAACAACTGACACCACATACGCAGAAAATTGATTTAAAAGTCTATTCTCAAATTCAAGTAACTGCGGGTCGTTGATAACATTGCTATAAAAGTGACTTGGTTTTAGTCCATTATTATAGATGCTCTTAGCTATTGCAAAGGCTATCCCGTTTAAAATAGAATCCTCGTCTCTTCTCTTGCCTGATCTTGTGTTAGTGGCGGTAGTTTTTCTTTGTATCCTTTCTGACTTTGGCTTCTTGATTGGCTTCTTCTTTGGCTTTGGGCTTGTAATGCCTCTATCGTACATAAACTTTCGGATGGCTATTATAGGCGGCATCTTATCGGTGTAGGCGAACCTTGTGGAGTAAGCACTCTTACGCCCATTTACCCCCTCATCTAAATACTGATAGTAGGATGGCATACTAACAAGCACCCTAAAGCCGCTCGATGTTATCTCGATAGGTTGCTCGTTTAATGTTCCGATAGTGGCAGCGGTTGTACCTCTTGACATTGGATAGGCTTTTTCAAGCTCAAGTCTAAACCCATCTATTAGCTTTTGCCAATAGACCATTAAATATCGGTGCAGTAGATTTTGTTCGGGTGTCATTTTTGAAGTCTTTCGTGGTTAGCTTTTTCGACCATATACGACCACCAATTTAGAAACTCAATAGACCCTAATTTAGTAGTATCGTTTATGCTTATATTATGGAGTTTCGCCATAGCTTCTATTATGCTGAAGAGTCCCCATCTTTGTCCAAAATTTCCCTCGTCATCGCCAAAGTCTCCGTCATCCACTTGGTCAAAGAGTCCTCGGTATTGTCCAAGTAGTCGTTCCAAAGATTCCAAAAAAAAACAAAGATATTCCATACCTTATCTAATTCTGTTGACCTTATTAAAGCGGCTCGCTCGTTGAGAGTTAAGTTATCATCCCCATAATTCTTATCTTCGGGTCTGCTTATAGCCGCCAGTAGTAAGTCCATAACTTTAACCCCCTCTCCTTGATACTTGCTTCGGATGTTTATTATGTCTAATAGCTGACCGCTCGTTAGCTTATCGGGTTTATGCTCGACATGGTAAACTATTCCGTTGATTATTACTTTGCTATTAATCTTTAGCTTCTCTAACTGCCTTATATTAAACTCCCCAAGTTCGGCTATCATTACGGCAAAGTCTTTTAGCTTAACCTTGCTTGCTTCCTCGTAGGTTATGTCTTGGATAGCAGCTACCGCATAGATATTCTGCTCCATTATTGGCAATTCGCCATCGATTTCGTTTAATAGTTGGTATTGCCCAACACTCATTTTATACAACTCTGTACGTTCCATATCCCTTTTTTGAAAATTTGTGCATTATTAAATACCTCAGAGCATCTATAGCGTGATTGTAACCATCGATAGGCACGTTTAAACTATCCCCATTGCGGTCTACCTTCCATTTATACTGCTCTAATTCCTTTATCAAGTTCTTACTTGACGAATGTACGTTAATAGAGTAGCCTTTGAGTAGATTAATTCCAAACATAATACTATCCGCTCCCTTCTTAACGCCATCTATTGTCCATCTCATACGTCTCAATTCCTCTATGCTCTTAGGCTCGGCACTATCCGCAACTATTAAAGCCCCTTTACTTATTCCAAGAGCCTCCATCCTATCGCTTATATCTATGTTTGTTAGCCCCGTTTCGTATATTAGTTCCTTTACCCATAGCTCGCCATCTTGCAGCCTTACCTCTACCAACGTGGTAGGGTCGTTCGTAAAACCGAAATCTATTCCAAATCCTATTAAGTTCTTATCCTCAAACGATTCGTTTAGTACGTACCATTTCTTTAATATAAGCCCCTCTATTTTACCCGTTCTGCCCCTTGCGTATACCTTCCATAAATCAAGGTCTTTGTCTTTAAGAGCCTCTATTTTTTCCCTGATCTTATCGCTTAAAAATGGATTATGTCTATGGTCTGAGATTATTAACTCAGCGTTTGGCATAGGTATAATTTTGTCGTGAACCCAAAAGGATGTATCGGGGTTGTAATCGATGTAAACTTGCTTACGAGTCCGTAGGCTTAACTGCTCAAATATGTTATATTGGATACCATTTGCCTCGTTAACGAATAGGTAATCCCTTTTACCCGACTTTGCATCTTGCTCGTTGTCGTAAGAATTGAACTCGATTATAGAACCGTTCTTAAAAGTGAATACTCTATCGCTTCTATTGTAGAAAGTTACTTGCTGCTTGATAGCCTCGTCTGCGTTATGGATGTCGATGGCATCTCTCAACGCCCCTACTTTTAAATTAGGGATGTCTTGACCTACTACGGTAATCGTACAAGTGTCTGCTATTGCTTTGCTAAATAGCACTTGGAGTATTGCATAGGTTTTACCCGAAGATGTGCCACCTTGGTTTACTATGATATCCGCCTTGGAATTGTAGTTACTGCGATATAGTGAACTCGTACTAATCAAGTATATCTTTCTCGCTTGATGCCAACGGAACGCCAGTATCTACTATATTTATATCAAGACTTTTAAAGGTTGTCTCTTGGTGTACCTCTTGCAATGGTTTTCCGTCTATCTGCTCCCATATAAATTTAATAGCATCTAAACTTGTCCTTTCATTCTTGGCACTCATAATAAGCCTATCGAGTTTTGCTATTATAATCTCTGACTTTGTCAAAGGTAAGCCTATTTGCTTAATGCCATTTTTCTCTCTTGTAATTGTTACCGATTCGTCTATCCAAATAACACTATCATTTTGCTCGTATGCTTCTTTATATTTTGCTTTAAACGATAAAGGTCTCCCGCCTTTCGTAGGGTCTTGTCCCTCTCCGAATCTTACTCCAACCATTGGGTCTATGTCTTTACCAAATTTAGCCATTTTATGTCGTATCTAAGTCGTTTTTTATATCTCTTTACCGCACTTCTCGCACGTTTCTATCTGCTTATCTTCTTTCTCTATCTGCTCCTCTTCTATATCAAAAGGGATGCCCTCTAAACCCCACTCTACTAAATCCTCTACAATCCATTCGTTAGCCAATAATTCAAAGTCCCATCCTCCCGTATTAGCGTTTAGCCTTACGTTTAACTCTCTCTCGTCATCTTCTGATAAGTCTACTACCACGCAGTCAATAGAAGTGTAACCGAGCTTCGTAAGTTCTCTTACTCTGAAATGACCGCCTACAATATAGCCCGTTCTTTTGTTAAATATGATTGGCTCAACTAATCCAAACTTAGACAGAGACTCCTTTAGGTTTTGCTCTTGTTTCTTGGTAGAGGTTCTTGGGTTGTACGGAGCGGGTATTAAATCCGTTAGCTTTTTAGTTTCTATTATCATTCGCTTAAAAATTCATTGTATAGCTTCACGCTATGCTTATATATACATTCACCGCAGCTAATGTTCGGTCGATAGTTAAAAGTATCTTGGCAAAGCCTTTGAAACTCTTTAAGCAAATGCGGGCTAATAGCACCTCCTTGCTGCCTGATCATTACTCTAATCTGTTGCTCAAGTTCTTCGCTCATTCTTTTTCTGAATGCATCCGCTTTGTTTTAGTTCCTTTACTCTTTTGGTGTTTTTGAGGTCTATCTCTTCACCAACATTAAACACTCTGTCTAATGCGACATCCTTGTATCGCTTTGTTATTATATATTTCATAAGGTTTGAAGTCTTTTTGCGTTCTCTTTAACTATGTCATACTTGCTCTTAACGTCTTCTTTTAGCTTTAAGCCAAGCTCTATCTGCATAGTATAGTTTCCTTTTATCTTCTTGATGGCAGCAGCCCAATCATTACCATAGACCTTTAAGCTATTGCTATTAGTTGCAAGGAGATTGTAGGGCATTACATCGCTTACCATTACGGGCTTTGCAAAGTGTCCCGCCTCTATCATCTTTAACTCACTCTTGCAGCGGTTAAATAGGTTATCTCTTAGAGGTATTACGCAGATGCCACAATCCTCGTAGTCTTTAGCATACTCTCTTATATTGTCTATCTGTTGGATTATTGGATTCATTCGCTTAGGTATCCTTGGAGACTTTACGGTCAAATACTCATCTTCAAAAGCCGAACCTAATAGCTTTAAATCTTTCAAGTGGGTGCTGCCTCCCGAGTAGAAGAAGGTATCAAACTTGATGCTAAGATTCTCATAAGCAAATTGCTTCTCCAATGGGTCAATAGCATTCTTTATGACCTCAACATTCTTATTGTATGGTCGTATCTTCTCCGCTAAAATCTTTGTAGTAGTCCATACTTGGTCTGCAAATTTAATGTTAGCCAGTATACACTTTGTCATATTTGTACGAGAGTAAAAGAATTTAAGAGGATGACCTTTGGGCAGCACCCAATAATCGTCTATATCGCATATTACTTTAATGCCTTTTGCCTTCAATATCAAGATGGTTTCTTCGGGTTTTAGAAGCTCTGATATGTTTCTGTTATAGATTACGTGCGTTACTCCATCAAGTTTTTGCAAGAAATCGTCTGCATTATTTTGCAAATAGATTACCTCTACTTTATAATCCCTACTTAGTTTCGATAGAGGTATGATAAGTCGGTGATAAGTCACACCGCTTACAGATGAAGATACTATAGCTATTTTTATATTGTTTTCGTACATAATTTTAAACTCTTTTTTGGCTTTTTTATAATCGCTTTTTATGCTTCGGTAACTTATAGATGTCTCGTTATGGATTTTGATAAGGGTATCTCCATTGTAGACCGCTCTAATTAGGTTAGCGTTGTAATGGCTCATCTTATCAATAGCGGCTTCTATCTGTTCGCTATCGCTTTCATCCATCGACCAATAAGGGTCGGTCTTATTGCACTTTTTTAGCCATTGGTTTCTCATAACCATGGCAAAGTACCCTTTCATATTCTCCTTTAAGGGCTTATGTATACAAATGTCAAAAGCCAAGGATACAAGTTCCTCGGCTTCTTGGTGATTGTTCGCAAGCCTTAGAGCGTATTGCCTAATGCTTTTATCAAAATATATGTCTTCAAGTCTCAAAAGGGTAAATCGCTGCCGCTACTAAAGTCTGCCGATGGTGTTGGGTTGCCTTCCTTTTGCTTTGGCTTCCAAGTGTCAAGCTCTACGTAAGGCTTTCCGCTTTTACCTATGTTAACGTTTAGGTTAACCCATCCTTTATCGGTGTTCTTTTGAATAAAGGCTATAGCCTCGTCTGCTTTTAGACTTAAACTACCTACAACCCACTCGGGAGAATCGGGCTTCATCTTAAACATAAAACCTTCTGCGAATACTTTTTCCGTTTTTTCCATTTT